CTTATAAGATCAAGCCATCCATCCGTCATAAACAAATCTAATCTATCTTGGTAAAACTTCCTATCTATCTCATCCATTATACTCTGCCTCTCATTCAAACATTCCTCTAACATATGCTTTTGGATAGATTTCAGATAGCGCCTTACGAGCCAGATCCTCTAGGCTCTCAATTAATTCCATCCGATCATATGGCGCGTGCTTCCCTACATATATATCGGGATCGGTGTAGCCGTAATACCCTACCTCTACATTTTCACGCGCCCTATCGTTAGCAAGCATTTGTCTATGCTTATCATCTGAAATATACTTCATATCCAGAACTCGATTAAGCCTTTCGCTCATTTCTCGCTCATCAAATGCCCTCTCACTTCCCATATATTCATCGTACTGCTTCCAAGTATCACTATCAGGATACATTGCTCTTAACCTATTTATACCTGCGTGTCTTGATTCGTGAGGCAGGGTTTGATGCCTCATTAAATCACTACTGACCTCCTCATCAACAGGAAATCTCTTTAAGTGGCGCTCTGAGTTACTTTTAAGCCTGTAACGCTTTGCTCTATCAACAAGAGTATCAATATCGTTAGATATATTAAGTATACTAGGTCTGTCTCTTTGATCTTCTCTGGTAGCATTGAACATCACTTCCGCTCCCAATCCTCCGCCATCTAAAGTATCTCGCATCGTACTCATCCCAGACGGTGTAGCGCCAAATAGACCTAATCCATTAAAGGACGATACATTTCCTTGATCCCATCCATATTGAGCTATGGGGTCGCCAGAAAATGGAAGAGCAAACCCATTATCCTCAATGTGACCTCTCACTCTATCAAAAGAGCTGCTTGGCTGAACAGTATTTCTATACCTAAGCAAAGAGGCAGCACTCTCTTCGGGGGATGGTACAGAATACTCCCTAATCATCTGCTGAGTACTGTCATACAAAGATCCTAACATTCCCTTAATATCCATTATACTCTCCCAGCTTCTTGTATTGCCTTTTGTGCATTAGCCATATTAAGTGCTGTCTCGCTATTTAAGTGGTGCATTTCTGGTACAGTTCTTCTAGTATCCATCTGCATACTGGCTACCTTAGCCGCTCTCTCCTGTAACTTCATACTCTTCTCTTGCATATCTAACTGCATATTCATCTGCTCTACCTGAGGTATCTTAGGAGTAGGAAGCTCTTTAGTTTGCGCATCCACCATATACTTAGCAGTCTGAGCTTGTGTCTTCTGAACATTAGCTGAATCTTGCTGTAATTCTAATTGAGCTTTCTGTTGTTGCATCTGGCTCTGCATCTGTTGTGCTTGCTGTTGCTCTGGAGATGGAGTCATCTGCTGTTGTAGAGCTTGGATCATCTCTTCTCTATTAGTAAGTGATGAGTTCTCGAAAATACCCATCATTAGAATGCCGAATGCAGGAGTGTCAGGCTGAACCAGAGATAATAACTGTATTAACTGAGTCTGCTCTAACTCTCTTGCCATTATTCCCATAGATGATGATGGAGAGAACTTATAATCCATTACAGGATACCGTTGAGGATCGAACTGTATCTTTCTCCACATAGCTTGATTGATGAATGGAATCAGGAATGNATCTTGAAAATTCATTAATGTACGCTTCTGCCGCTTAATTGCGCTAGACTGCATCATTGACATACCGCTTGCTGTAGAGTTGCGAGCATTACCAGATGAGCTAGTGGCTGAATCCATAGACCCAGTACCCATAGTTACCATACGCTCTAACTCAGCAGCCTCTTGGAATGTGGTTTGCGACATCTGTCCGAAATTGATCGGGGTCAATACTGTTCTAGGATCACCGTTAGTAACAATAGTTTTGCCAGGTTTTACTTCAAATTTAGAACCTCTAGGAAGTCTAGTTGCATCCACCGCCATCATAGGGTGAGTAGTTAGTGCTAACCCATCAATTCTAGCTCGCAATTCAGTATCCAATGCTTTCTGCGGATTGTAACCTTTCTCTGCTACACCTCTCCCCCAGAACTTATTAGGTACTAGGTCGTGCTGATAAGCAATAAATGGTCTATCACCCATCATAAATGGGTTCTCTACAGCCCTAAGCACCGCTTTATCATTGGCAATTGTAACTACAGCCTCTATTAATTCATCATCCTCATAATCAAACTCCTCATCTGAATTAGATGAAAGGAACTTCTTAGGAATTAATCCCCAATACTCTGTAAGTTTTACCTTATCATCTGCGTTTGGAGTGCGGCTCTCTTCATCGAAGCCAAAATCAACCTCATTGTAAGCACCTATAGGTTTATCCTCATATATACCATCCTTAATACCCTGCACCACTAGATACATTGGCTTGGTAACTATATGAGCCACGCCTAACGCCTCCTTAATAGAGGTTGCTGTAGGGTCAATAACGAACTCATCAGGAGCTACAGGCTCTAGTCTGACCTGAACTATAGTTGTCTCTCTAACTCCTCGAACTGAGGTCATAGTTCCCTCTACAGGCATTTCAGCAGGTTTAATTTCGGTAGTTTCCTCAGTAATTATCTTACCAATACCTGTTCCGTAAATAGCACCGTTGAGAAGAATCTCGTTAATTGCTTGTTTAGCACCTGCCCCCTCTAAGTCCTCTTTTAACAGGTTACGAACTCCAGCTATATCTCCTTTTTCCTGATCTGCCACATCATCCTTTAGATCAAACCACTTATCATTACCAAAAGTAGCCTCAGATAGCTCTGCTACAGCAGCCTCTATAGCTTGCTGAAGTGCAGGAGCAACAATCTTAGATCGCTCTGACTGTCTAGTTCTATCAGAAGAATCCCAAATACCCCTCCACAAGCGGTAATACTCCTCCCACTTGGCTTTATAGTTCTGGTCTCTGTGTGTCTCCCACATCTCCACCCTGTCTTGTACCCAAGATGCTAATGGGGCTTTAGAATCTTCAAAACTAACTGTATCTTGCATAATATATCCCTATTCGTTAAATGATCGTTCGATCATATAACATAACCGTGTAGATTGTCAATACCCAGAATAACTATCTAACTCCTCATACTCATCTAATTCAATGGAAGATATGAAGTCTGCCACTGATACCTGATCTATGTAGGCTAAGGCATCTATAAGGTCATCGTGAGTCCCTGTTGCTGGGAAATCCATTAACTGACCCGTGAACTCGTGATTCCAGTCACCCTTATTCAGAATAATCTTACCGTGCTCCATTCTGCCTTGTAAAGCCCAAGTAATGCGCTCAGTCTTTCTTTTTCCTCCGTGAGTAACTGTAGATATATTTATCCATCTGCCCTTAGCTCTCATCTCATCCTCTAAGTAAGGCATAATAGCGTTCTTCAATGAGCCTTTTTCTATACCAACCGTTGTAGCTTGTACATCTAGTCCTGCCTGTATAATCCTTGTTGCTGTCTCCTTAATAGACCATCTGCCGTGATAAATATCTTTAACAAACCATTTATCCCCATATATCTTTACAACGGCTATAGCTGTCTCATCTAAATGCTGCTTTTTCTTACTTCCCACTATCGCTGCTTCATATCCTGCTGGGTCTACCGCAATAACATAACTGCCCTCTGTAGGCTCTTCACCATACTTAATCCAATCCTCCTGAAAGATACCACCTGAGAATGTCTGAAANCTAGCCTCAAACTCCTGTCTAAATGCCATTGTTGACATAGAGTCCTTAGCTTGCTGTATNTCTNNNGGGTCAATTAGCGGATTATCTACAGAGTTAAACTGAAATGAATCCCATTCCTCTAAATCCTGAGCATCCTGCCATAAGTCATAAAAGTGATTCTTGCCCTCAGGTGTTCCAATAAACATTGCGTGACCACCAACATCTGCAAGTGTAGGTCTGAGAATCATATCCCAAGTAGCGGGCTTCATTGTCGCATACTCATCCAATACAATATAACTGTATCCTATCCCTCGTAATGAATCAGGCTTGTCAGANCCTTTGAGAAATATCTTAATACCGTTGATTAAAGTTAATGCTAAATCTGATTCGTGTATATTAAGCGTAACAGGTGCAGCAGCATTCTTTAAATCAGCCCACATAATACTCTTAGCCATCCCTAAAGTAGGAGCTACATATAGCACATTCTTCTCCTTAGATGCTAACCCCTTCAATATAAGAGTCCACATTGATAGAAAAGTCTTACCT